TGGTTGTTTCAATTGTTTAAATAAACTACCTATAGTTTTACCTTTTTTTCCACAAACCCAACATTGCCATGGATTATTACCTTTTTTATTTTCAGTAAAATTAACTTCTAATTTTGGTTTATGGTGGTTACAAAAAGGACAAATATATGCTTGGTTACCCCTAGCAGTCCTTTTACCTGTTCCTAGAACAGAATTAACCAAGTTAACTAATAATTCATTAATCACATGGTTAATATATAAAAAATTTATTAGATATCAAAGTCTTTTCTAAAAAACTTACCTTGAATATTATCATTAAAATACATTTCAGGTTCTTCTAATACTCTAAAAACAAATAAAAATTTTGTTTCTTGATATGTTAGTAGTTTTTTAGTTGGGGCAAGAATTAAAATATCTCTTTTAAAATTTTTTAAGGGTTCTGTTTCTATTAATTCTAATAATGATTTATTTGAACCATGATATTTTTTCCAATTTGATTCTTTAGTAACCATTTTAAATGAAGGTTTTCTACCAACTAAACCCTCATATTGAGCCAGTTCTTTTTTACCTAATTTAGTTTTACGGTTATGATAAAGTACTTTTTTACCAATGTAAGATTTATCAGTTGGTATGTGATTAATTCTATAAACAAAACCAAATGTATTTTTAGGGAATTGAGAAATGTCTAGCATTTCTTGATTATCGTAAATCCAGGGGGACATTTTTATAAATCTAAGTTTATTAATATGGTTGTATCTGTTGTGTCAGACATATCTAATGGTTGTGCTAATTTACCAACTGCTACTAATTCTTTATCATTATTATATAATCCTACTGTAGTAACATAAGGGGTAAAATACGAACCAGTTGCAAAATCATATAGAGTATTTGTTATATTTCCAGGACATGGTTTACTTCCTGAAATAAGGGTAGGATTTAAAGAAAATAAAAATTCATCTGGGTTAGCTGTGCATTTATATTGGGATTCATATAATGTTATGCTGCTATTGAAAGAACATGTAATGTTATTATTTATAAAGAAAGAGGTGAAAATCCCTCCATAAATACCAATTGGGGTTGTTGAAGAACCATAATTAACATTCCCATATCCGTCTAAAGCTCCAAAAAGTTTTTGATTTATTACAGCTATTCCATGTTCATATATTATATTACCAATATGATGATTTGATGCACTATATATAGGACTATTAAAAACTAAATTTCCTTCAGAATCATCTATTATACTACCAGATGGAGATTCAAAACTAAAACTCCCTGGTTGGATTGATTCTCCAAATAAATTTGATGGGATAGAAACTACTCCTATTTTAGCATTAGATCCAGTTGGAAAACTTCTATTAATATTAATTGTTGAAGTTAAATAATTATAATAATTAGTTGTATCTCTTTTTCCAATTAAAACTCCTTCACTAGCAGCTGTTGGAAAATCAGGGATAAATGGGGTTGTGATATACGATGCTGTTGAAGCAGGTGAACCAGATATATTAGTAAGAAAATTAGAGTAATATAATTGTTTAATAGAATTATATATTAGTTGTTGATTCCTTATAGTTACTTGACCTGTTTGATATGAACCAGACATCCAAATATTTTCTTGGAGATTTTGTCCTATATACCTTCCAATATCAATATTAGACCCAGTTAATTCATTTCCTTTAAATGAAAATGGTTTATTTACTCCAAATGGGGTAATTGAAAGGTCTGAGGTGGTAAAGGGCTTGTAAACACTCATTCATCTTAAAAATCTAATTTTACTCTAATAAGAGCTTCTTTTGTAAAATCCTTTAATAATGGTCTTGACATTTTAGCAACCGCTACAAGTTCATTCATATCATTATACATTCCAACCGTTGTAATGTATGTTTGTGGAGCATTTATAAATTGGGAATAAATAACCTCACCTGTAGATCCTGAAATAAAGCTTGGGTTTTCAGAGTAATTAAATTCACTATTTCTTGCTCTAACAAAAACATAATCTGAGGAAATGGTTTCTTGGGAATTTAATCCAAAAGATGCAGCCCCTTTAAGAGCAGTAAATAATTTTTGATTATTAAATCCATCACTATCATTTGATCTACTTGGAACTAAACCTATTGAATGACTTACAGCAAGAGGATTTAACATTATTAATCCTAAATCTGGGAACATTATACCATATGAGCCTGAATTTGGAGTATACCCACCATTAACAGAAATACCAGATCCATTTGAACCTGAAACTAATTGGTATGCTTTAGTAGCATTTATATAAGGTATATTTGTTATATCATTTGAATTATCTGTAAGTTGTAAGGTTCCAGTAGAACCAGATATTGATAAATTTAATGATCCTGGAAATATTGATTGTTTATATCTAGCTCTTTCTAAAGAAAGCATCCAAAAATGATCTGAAATTATAGCAGTGCTACTAGTTATAGTATTCCCACAAGCATCTATTCCTGAAGCTGCTGAGGCTCCAAATATAAAATTTGAATTTTCATCTTCTAAAATTAATGTTCTATATTGCCCATATAATGTTGTTGATGGAGATTTTCCGGGAACAGCGTTATTATATAAAGAGCTACCGCTCCCTAAGGCATCACAATACACTATATCAAATTGGGTTTCTTGATCTGTTGACGATGTATTATATACTGCTAGATAATACGTCCCAGCAGAAGACGCTTCTTGGATTGAATTTGTGAAAAAAGTTGTTAAACTTGGAACATTATTTGACCAAAGAGTAGAAGTAATGGAATCATTACTTATTATAAAATCGTCTAGTTCTAATCTTTTAAATGACATTCTTTATATTTTAAGTTGTATAATTAATAGTTAATGGAATTGTTAATCTAGCACCACTATCTATTCCAACAAATGTTAAAGTACCATTAATCGAAGTATTAGTAGGAGCAAATAAAGTATTAATTGTAGTTCCTCTTAAATTAAATTGAGTACCTATAATAGTACTTGATACATCAGTTCCTAATGTTTGTGTAACAGAATTAGAAGAATTTTGATTTGCATCAGTTGCTGCTTGTGTATTAATTCCTAAACCAGTAAAAGTATTTAGCAATCTTACATCTGAAACAGTACATGTATATCCACTAGTTTCGTTGGTTGAAGCATTTCCTAAAAAGTTTAATGTTTGTGGTGTAATTGATATTGAAGCTCCTTGTTGTAATGTTATTGCAGCATATCCTAAATCTAAAACAGGTAATTTAGCTGTTCCTCTAGGTAATGTAGCTAATTTATATTTCATTATTTGAGATTCAATAGGAAATGCCTCAAGTAAAGGCATATTATCAATTGCTTCTCCATAAAAAGTAGAACCGGAAGGATGAGTTGGGTTATATAATGTATAATCTATCTCATCATCTGCTAATGCAAATTGTGTAATCCTAAAAGAACCATCGTTTTTTGCTAATAATTCTCTTCCTTTTTTAGTTAATATAGCGTCAACTGTTATGACTTGGTTATTTAAATATCCCATTTGTTATTATAATTTGTATAGTAATATATTAATAAATATCGCTAGATCAAACCTTTATTAGTAAGATCTAAGATATAATCATCAATTCCTTTATTAAGTTCGCTACCTACATATTCTGGTTTTACAATATAAGGACCTACTGAACCTTCTGGTTTGTATCCTTCCATAATTATTTGACTAGCATCAGGTATATATCTTCTAATTACAAAATGATCTAAATTAATAGAAGAAGATGGTAGTGGTTTATCAAAATGAACTTCTATAGATCCTGTATTTGTTAATCGTTGGGAATCAAATTCAGTTCTATTGTAAATCTTTTTAACCATAAAAGTATTAATTTCGTTTCCTTCAAATCTAAATTCATCACCTATTTTAATACTATAAGGTATATTAACATTATTAAATCCAGAACCACTTATGGGGTTTTGGGTTACACCAGTGTTATATACTCTATTTAAATCAGTATCTATACAATTAATAACATCCAATTTAGTATTATTTGGATAATCCCATATAGTATTAACCCCTGAAGATGTTGTAAATAATCCATCAGATTGAGGGATTTGGTTTATATTCAAATATGATAGATGGCCGTGAAATTGAACATCATGGTTTGGGACTAAAACACCCCCATGAAAAGATACTCCTGTTGATGGTCCATAAGTAGAAGTCATATGTTTACCTCTAAGTAAAATTTGATCTCCTGCTTCTATATCTTGTGGAGGGATTATATTATGAAAATTTAATTCGCCTCCTCTCCATCCACCACCAGGTTCTAAAATAGTTCCAAAATCTCCTTTTTTACCTCCACTATATCTACTCCAATAAGACATTCTAGTTTGAGTATCTAAGACTCTTTGCCCATTTGAAGAACTGTGAATTAAATCAACAGTAATATAATGTTTTTGAGCTCCAAGTGCAGTATGACCCATAAAAGCATATACACTAGCATCTACATTTAAAGATACATTTTGATCTATTATACTTTGAGTTATAACATATCTACTAGCTCCCCATTCCTCAGCATTGCTTCCACTATCAACACAATCTACAAATTCTAATATTCCATATGTTGCATCATTTATAAATGGTCTTGATGCTGTTGGAGTTGAATAAGCAGCAAAATCTCCTACAAAATTATCTGATACATAAGATCCTGAAAATGACATAGTAACATTATTCCAATTTGCTGGGGAGTGACCTTTTTGAGTGTATAAAATAGGCTCTATTCTATATCCTCCTCTAATAATATTTCTAAATTTATTTTCATCTCCATTACCAACAGTATTTGAATTAAGGATTAATCTGTGGTTACTCATAAATGCTTCTTGAACTGAAGGTAATGATGTTGGGTTGGTGTTTGGGATAATAATAGTACCATCCTGATTAATTATATACTGAACATGAATACCGGAAGCATCCATTCTTTCTGGTGGGTATCCTCCAATCCAATCAGCATAAATTAAAACTGTTGATGGTGTTTCAATAGTAGCTGATTTACCATAAGTTCCTATATCACTATAAAGGCCTGGGGGTAAAGTGTATGGTTCAGTCCAAGTATTTAAATATTGGGAAGTTGATTTAGCTCCTAAATATCTTGGGATAATTGAAGATTTTTGAGTATAATGAGAATCTTGAATTGGGAATTTAGTTGCACTTCCTGTTATAAGTTGAGCAAAATTAACTGGTTTAACTCCTAAACTATAATCAACATCTTGATAAAATGTATTTAATCTACTATCCATAATATTATTAATAGTTGGATTAAAATCACTATTATAATAATTATTTTGAGTAATATATGGTTCAAAAAATACAGGAACACATTGTTTAGCAACAGGATTAACACTTTGTGTTATAGTAAAAGTAGCACTATTGATAGTAGTTGAATTAATAACCCCTACTCTTTTAGCGGCAAGTACAATATTATCTCCTTTTATAGGGAAAATGGAAGCACTTA